GCAGTGGTCACGAAGTCCTTATTCAGGTTCGCAAAACCGGCGTACAGCTGCCAAATCAGGATGATGAAGCGGCTGAAGTCGTCGTTGTTGTTGATGAGCACCTGGGCGTTCGGGCCACCGATACCCACGCCGACAGCCTGAGGACCGAAGAACAGACCAGCAGGGGTAGTACGGGTTGCAGCACCGCCGCCACTGCCGATGTCGACGGAGATGCTCTTGTCAGGGAAGTTGGTGGACTCGAAGAAACGCACACCTTCGAACACGAAGCCGGAAGGCATGACGGGCTCACCAGCCACGAACTGAGCCTGGCCGAACTGACCGCCACCGTAGAGGGCAGCGTTGGGGGCCATCATTCCCATCAGGGGATTGGGAACGCCAGTGCCAGGATAGCGGGCCACTTCGCGGAAGCCCTGGTCAGCTCGCAGGTCCTTCATGAAGGAAGGATCAGCGATACAACGGTAGTAGCCGTCAGCGAACACGGGGGTGTTGCGCTTGCGCAGCTGCTTCACCACTTCAAGCAGGTCAGTCTTGACGTTGAACTTGAAGCGCTCCGAGGCGTACTCGGTGGCGGTGTAGTTGTTAAGGGCAGTCGCGGAAGACTTGGTCTTTCCATTGGGGTAGTAGTAACCACCCTGGCTATCAGAGGCAGCACCGCGAGACTCAGCTTTGAACAGCTCATCCAGGAACACACGGTCGCGCCAGCGGCGGTAGTCGTCCAGGAGGGTCAGCGAACCGATGGACTGGTGGAACATGTTAAGGTTCCCGGTGTCCAGCAGCAGACGCTGAGCGGTCATCAGAGTCTCACGAGCGATCTTGAAGGTGCTCGGGAGGGTGGTGTTGCCCGGGTCTGCAGGACCAGTGTACTCACGCAGAGACACCAGCACCTTGTCCTTCACGATGGACCGGCTGTTAGCAGTACCGATGGTTTGATCCTGGGTACGCTCGCGGCTGGTCTTCGTTCCGGGGTTACCCCAGAAACGATAGCGGTCGAGTTGAACGGTTTGACCCGGCTGTTTGGTGAAGTCGTGGACTACGACGGGCTCGCAAGCCATCTCCACGATATAAGCTGGATGGGGGCGGTACAGCTCCGCACCCAACAGCTTGGGAAAATCGTTATCAATAAACATGTTGGTTTCTCAGCGTAGGGTAAGCTGATACCTGAGACAACAAGTCTCAAACTCAACAGCCAAAGCTGTTAACTCTGGAACTGTCGGTTCCATTAAGAAAATTATAGCAATACTTTATCAATCCGGATTATTTAAGCTTCCGGATTTACCATCTGACCGAAATTGTATCCACCCAGCATGTTTCCAGGTGAGTACGTCATGGGAGCCATGTAGCCAAGTTCACGATATGGGTTAATGTATCCATCTGCTGGCTGCATGTCCACCATCTCAGCCTGGATCTCAGGATCAATTAATTGTGCTTGTGCCAACTGGAGTGCGGATTCAAGCTCGGCAGTGCGTGCTCCGGCCTGCTGTTTACGGGCCTTCGACTTCTTGACTGCTTTTTTAGCATCGCCTTTTTTCATTACTTTTGACCTCCTTTGGAGTTGTTAGCGGGTGGTAAACCCATTGGCAGCATTCCTGTTGGCGGCATTGCCTGCATCAGCATGTACTGCTCGTTCGTGATGATGTTGTTTTGGGTGAATTCGGCGGCGTGCTGAAGTTGAGGTGAAAGCAGAGCGTTCCGTGCTAAAGGCGAGCCCGGTAGATTTAACTTCAAGTACGCACTGTCGATATCACGCGGCATTGCAGGTGCGGGTGCATTTGCTTGGCCAACGACGCGGCCTCCGTTGGCTCCGCGCATTGCTGCATACTGATCAATGTTTCCAGATTGTACCTGCGCTGCTAGATCAGTTGCACCGAAAGTATATAAGCCTTCTGAGCCAACGGGGCCACCCGCTGTACCGACATTGAGGAGAAATTCCTCGGCCCTCTTTCTAGCGCTACTTTTTTTCACTGCCATAGTAAATTCGCCAAATAAAAAGAGGTAGCATCGCTACCCCTTATTTTACATTCAGTCATTTTCCTGATAAACGCGATTTATTCGTTTTCTTGATAAACCGCGTTTATTCGTTTTCCTAATATCAATCCATCACCAGCATCTTCTGACGGAATACATCAGGGTTCTGCTGGGCGGAATTCAGGTAACGCCAGGCATTGGCCGGATCACGCTCGGCCAATGCGCCGAAGTTGTTCCAGAAAGCGCTGGGATCGCCCTGTACCTGGGGCTGAGGAGGGACAGGCATCTGAGGACGCTCAGGAGCAGCGGGGCGCTGATACTGAGTACCTACAGCCTGAACCTGGGGACGGCCGTAACCAATCTCCGAGTCAGGGATCGGATAGGGACCGTTTTCACCGAAGAATTCGCAGGTGTAATCGGCCAGGATGTCGGGATCAGTCAGGATCGCTTCGTAAGCACGGTGCTCGTTAGAAAGCTCCTGGAGAAGGCTAATGGCCTCCTGGAGCTGTTCATTGGTGGCGATCAGCTGATCTTCAACGGCGCAAGCGTAGTCGTTGAGGATTGCGGGAGCATCGGCACCGAAGTGATCGATAACATCAAGACTTTCCTCGCTTACTCCGCTGTCCAGCAGCATTTCCTCCGTTATTTCCGGAGAAGTTTGGGAATAATCGTCGTAATACTCCTGGTTGCTGTTGGTCCCAGGCATATAGGTCCCCGTCTCCCAGTTGTTGTACTGGGGAGCTTGTAGGGAATCGTAATTGGCCTGATCGTAATCCAGGCTCTGACTGGACTGTTGACCCTGGAATGGGAATTGGACGGGCGAACTCAGGAGCCCCACTACCCTGTTGAACGCCTCCTTGTAAGGGTTCTCCGCTTGTGGGCTCGCCTGGTACGCTTGGGGGTACGACGCTGTAGGGGTTGACTGGTAAGGGTTGACCCCCATCTGGGCCTGCATTTGCGGGGCTGGGGCCACCGCTTGCTGGTAAGGAGCCACCCATTGGGATGTCGTTGAAACCGTTGGCGCTTGTGCCGCCGTCTGTGCCGCCGGAGCCCCGTAGCTGCTCGGCTGGGTCGGGGATACTTGGGGTGCCGATTGGGTCGGCATTGCGGTATCGGCCTGCATAAGTTACCTCTTTTTGTAGGCTTTCGAGTGTTCGGTAAAGGAAGGGGGTGAGATCTAATCTCGGATCCGCAGCCATCGGTAAATTCGGTTGCTGCGGATGTGGTGTTCGCATTTCTTGATTGACAAGATCAATAAATGCGGAGTAGGCCCTCTGTACTTCCCCTACCATTCGGAATGGGAAACCGGAGAGCATTCCCGCGATTTCATCATCCGTTTTAGAAGGGAATAAATACTTCAGTGCTTCAATGCTATCAACCCCTAACTCCTGTAGGTTCCTAGTGAAGATCGATTGATTCAGTTTGTCTTGAGCAGTGTCTTCATACACTGGACCCATCCAGCGCCAAAGGACGGTACGATCCCCATCTGGAGCAAGACCTAAAACCCCGTCTGGAATCTCGCGATTTTCAATTACGGCATCAAGAGCTTTTTGTAACTTCTTCTCGTAATTGGCCAGCTGCTTCTCATACTTGGCGACTGATGCCTCATCTTCTGTATCTTCAGGTGGAAGTGGATATTTAATTCCAGATGCGTAAGCAAGCGACTTCCGGAAGATTTGCTCTTCCTGGAATATCATTAACTCGAAGCAGCGACAGACGCCATATGTATAAAGCATCAAACACTTCTTCTTGGCTGTAGCACTAACGCGTCCGTAAGCCGATTTAATTTCCGTTGCCGTTACATTAGTGATACTGAGGTCATCAATACCACCAAGTGCCAGACGGATCTCACTACGCAACTGCTCGGCATAGCGCGCCTGGTCGGTACTAACCGCATTCGGCGTAATAAAGCCTACACGATCAGTTGGTTCCAGATTGGCAATCACACGCGGCACACGCATCCCGCTACCAGGCTTGCCAATGTAGCCGGGTGAGTTTCTCGTTACATTGTCCTGCTTAAATGTAGAACTAGACAAGAAGAATTCCGATTGGAAACCTGATTGACTCGAGATACTCGGCCTTTGTGCCACATCCGAATCACCACTTTCAACGATATCTTGTTTGGGTCTGGACGAAAGCAGTGTAGGGTTACCAAAAAACGACAGGTTTGCACGAATGTTTTTAACCATCTCGTCGTGCGCCATGATCTGATTGGCCATCCAATCAAATTCACCACTACCGTCGGTTCCAAACGCGTCAGGATTATTGAACACTTCGACGCATGGAATAAATTCCATGCTGTTGACGACAGTCTTACGTTCAAATGATCCGTACTCTAATGACGGCATGTCAAAAGAGATCTCTTGCTCGCTGTGCGCCTCTTCAATCTCTGCCGCGGTGATCCTAAGACGCATGTAGCGTTTGTCCGTGCTTAGACCAACACCCTGGAACCCCTTGCTGGATTTAACCTTATACGGATAAATGATGATGACTTCTTCTAGGTCACCTTCGGGAGAGTAATAAGTTCGATATGAGTCTTTATCAAACCAATACAATCTATACGTTTTTTTAGTCGGTCTGATATAAAAAAGTCCTTTTCCGTAAGCCAGGAAACGATCCCAAATCGAATCCAGCCGCGCATCTAATTTGTTGAACTTAATTACCTGCTGGATGAAATCAAGGCGCTGTGTGCCCAAGTTGTCTTGAGATGGGAAGAACTCAACACCTTGACGCACCCCAAACATTTTCATTTGGGATAGGTGGGCATTCACCAGCATGGTGTCGGTCTGATCGGCACCATCGCGGTTGATGACCGCCTTGAGCATAGAATCCAGAATGCTTTTACTCTCGCTCATGGTCAATTGGTGAATTCTGATTACTGTTCAATATCGTAGCCAGCAGCAAGCCGTTTGAGTGTAATGACGTCATCCTCTACCTCAACTTCAAACCGTTCGTTAGGTTGGAGCGCCATGTCGTGACATAGCTCGTCGGGAAGGGGGATGACCGCGGAGCCGTAGGCATCCTGCTCGAGCTCTAGGGTGTAATAGCTGGTGGACATTGGGGTTGGGACCTTTTTAGTTTAGATCCAAAATACTTTATCGCCGTTCACTTACAGAGTTAAAACTCCAGCTCTAACTTCCCCCTGGTCATTAAACCCTTACACAGCCAGACCAATGCGTCAACCGCATCATCGTGAGAGCTCACACCGAAGTTAACAATCTCATCAATTAATGGACCAAAACGACGGTACTTATTAAAAATGATTTTCCGCTGTTCAAAAAGTCCCATTATGCCTCTGAATCGCGCAACCTTATCGCCCCTGAAGCCTTTTACAGCATGCCAGTGCATATTGTAAAGCCCATGGTCTCCCAGGCAAATTCGCTTGAAGTCGGCTTCTAAAGATGCCTGATAAGCTACAGCCTCTGACCAGATGTCGATATTACTGCCTGTAGGAAAGTAGCGACCACTGTCCTTGTGAATAACACCCCACTCCTCCATCATCTCCATCAATGCCTCGAGCTTCTCGAGGTTACCCATAATTCGAATCCGCTTACAGTCAATGACGTGGATTTTGTCTTTAACGCGTCCGCCCATCACAAAGACTGTGTAGTCGTTCTGCTCTCGTACACCAGCGGATAAGTCGACGCCAACACCAAGAGAATCAAATTGGGTTGCAATCGTACCCTTAACAATAAGATCTGGAGACAGCGACAGCTCACTAGTCTGCACAATCTGGTTTTGATACTGAAAGCTGAAAGCGATAGGAGCTTGACGACGCCTATCTTGCAAGTACTCCAATGACCACATGTCTGGCCAGTATGAGGCCTCTTCGCCTTCCTGATCTACGACAATGGCTGACTGAACCAGTTGAACCCAATCATTCGCTGGAATAAACGTAGTTCCGTGCATGTCGTCATGTCGGAATCGGGTGCCCAGGCAAATAGCTCGCCCGCCCTCAAACATGGTGGGAACAATAACTGAATTCCAGTTATCCTCCATCGCCGCACGAATATCTCTATTCTTGATTTCATCTGCAGACTTACAAATGTCGTCGATGATGCAGAGATGGGAACGTTTAGAGGTAACTGCACCTTTCAAACCTGCACAACAAACGGTAAACTCTTCTTCACCTGTTGATTTGATTCCGGCGAATTTCCAGTCAATGCTCCAGTATTCGTTTGAGTTAATCCCCTTGGCAATTTTAACCGTTGGGAAAACCTCGTTGTAGACCTTACTCTCCTCAATGATTCTTTTAATTGCAGCACTCTTTGGCCTGGCAACGTCAATGGTGTAAGAAATATAAAGAATCTTGAGCGGCATCTTGTGCAACGCGTGTACACCGATAGTCCAAGCTGTAAACAGACCGAGAACGCTGGACTTAGCACTACCGCGTGGGGCGAGAATATCAATATTTGGACCAGCAATGCCTTTCAGGCAAACGGAGTCCGTACCAGTGCACAAGTGTTTATGCCACTCGAGGTGGTGTGCTGCTGGAGGCTTATCACCAACGACATCACAAAAATAAGCAAAATCGGTGCGTGCACGTTCAATATCGACACTGCTTGTTTGTTTGACTACGCGCTTTTGTGCAGCTGCACGTGCGGTACGTCTGTAAACAGAGTAGATACTTGTTCCTGCCACGCTCTTTCAGCAACACTGTGCCCGTAGCTTAGCGCACTTACTTTACGACTCTTCTTGCAGAATCTTGGTCCAGACTCCCATCGAGGCTTCTGTCAAAGGACCTTCGATAGGGTCGTCACGGAAAATCAATAACATCTCCCGCAAAGCTCTATCTGCCCCAGCAAGAATGAGACCTTGCTTATCTAGTAAGACTCGTTCATCACTAAGCTGTTTAATCGTGCCGCGCAGCTCTTTTTGCAGCATCGCGATACGAGATGTACCCATATCCTGCTTGACCATACCCATATCAATGGCATCCCGAAGCTTCAAGATATCCTGCTGCATGGAATCAATCTCATCCTCGAGGAGAGCACTGAAATCACGCTTTTTATATTTTTTCGTGGACCACTCATCACATTCAACAATGCTACCTGTAAACCCGAGAAACCGGGCATACAGGTACATCTGAACAGAAGAAGCGGTCCGCTTGCAGAAATTTAAGAAAGTTTCTCGATCTTTATCGCTTAACGTATCAAGCCACGAGGTCATACACGGTATTGGCTCTGAGCCTGTTGATAATCACGATCCTCTTTATAGCGCCGGAACATCTCTTGCTGCAACCCTGTTTCACGCTGTTCGCGGCCAGTTTCGCGAATACCTGCGCGATCTTCCTCGCCGCGAACACGAGTGAGATCAGTCTCACCAGCAAAACGCTCTCTTTGAGTTGCCCGTTCTTCGGTTCCAGTCAAACCGATCTGACGCTCTTGGCCGGCCAGCAGTTCGGATTGGGTTGAACGCTGCTCTCGACCTGTAGTCTCGATTGCGCGGCGCTCTTCAACGCCACGAGCACCGATAAGTCCGGTTTCCCCAGCAAAACGGTCTTGCTGAGTGAGACGCTCTTGTGTACCTGCTGTTTCTAAACCTTTGCGGTATTCGGTTCCCTGTGCCGCAATGCCGGCACGCTCTTCTTCGCCACGTACGCGTAGGCCTAGACGCTCTTCTGTACCTTGAGCTTGGATTGCGCGGATGCTTTGCCCAGTAAAGAACTCAGAGTTAGTACGATCTAGCTCGGCACCGTACTCCATGCCATACAGATCTTGGAGACCGCCTACTTCCTCTAGTCCGAGATCATAATCGTAAACATCGGAAGGCACATCAGTGACAATATCACCGCCGCCGCCGCCGCCGCCGCCAACTGCATCACCAGCCTTACGGCCTCCCATGCCGCCCATGCGGCCCATGCCGCCCATGCCGCCCATGCCGCCCATTCGGCCTCCGGGCATAGAGAAGTCGATACGGTTGGCAACATTTGCAGCGTTTGAGCCAGCGCCACGGCGGGAGATCAGGTTTCGAATTCGCCGATCACTAATGCCAGCAGCGCGTAAATTTCTAATATCCTTTCCAGATACTTTTCCGGTTCCAGCAATTCGTGTTACGCGGTTTTGACCCGCCCTCGCTCCACCACCTCTTGCGGCTGGGGCTGCTGCACGAGGAGCTGCTGCAC